GATGCAGTAACAGACCATTTAACCTTTGCGGGTCCTGTCTTCTTACTTGCTTCTTTCTTACTTATCTTACTTGCTACGGCTTTAGGTCTACATGCAGGATAAGGTCTTTTCTTTTTATCTTTACCAGAACGACCACACTTCTTTCCTGTCTTGACATCACGCCAATCTTCTTTAAACCACTTGGTTAAACTCATGCGTAAGTACCACCACGTTTCTTGTACTCCCTGACCAACCAAGCATTTGCATACGCTGAAGGATACACCTTGAATTTCTTCTTGGCCGCAGCTTTTACTGAAGCATAAAGCTTTGGGTTCTTTGGTTTAGGACTACTGCTTTTCTTTTTCTTAGCCATTTGATTTCCTCGCTGTATCGCTGATCATATGTTCTAAGTGGCTTACAAGAATCTTTCTCATGTTTTCTGCCTTTGCTCGTGTAGTAAATGAATACTCTCGTATGTCATCATTACTTATCTTGAGAGAGAATATGTAGAAAGCACCCTTTTTTACAACACTAGAAGCACTTCCATTTGCTACCCTAGCAGGATTAATTAATGTTCCAAAGTTTGTTTCGATTATGTTTGACATCACTTTTTCCCCATTAGTTTCATTGCCTGACCAACGCCCTTAATTCCAAAAGAAGAACTAACGGCTATAAATAAAAGATACTGATACCAATCTGGTAACGTATTTAAAACTTCAAACCCTGCTCGCACATATTCTGTCATACTAGGAATGAAGACTAATATAGCAGGTAGTAGAAGAACAATAAGTGCAAACTCGTCTTTCCACGATCCATCTGTGGCGTCTGCCATAGACTTCTCCCAAGCAACTTCTCCTGCTGCTACTTTTTCTGCGACGACTGCTTTAGCTTTGGCTTGTGCTACTTTAGCTTGACCATCAGCCTTGACCTTCTCTACCTTGCTTTCCATCCACGAACCTGCAAGGTTAGCAATAGGACCTATTAACGCTGTTAACATTATTTATGCTCCTTGTGTTCGTGACCCATCCAAATACCAAATACACCTGTCATCACGCCCATAACGACGGATACAAATGCTGATTGAGCTGCTGTAGGTGCATCAAGTTCCATGAACCACTCTGCACATCTCCAAGACATAATTGTGCTTGCAAGCATCATACATCTCGGTAGTATCTTCCATTTCAGAAACTGCTCAACGGTTACCATTACCTACCTTGTGACTTGTGTAGCATTCGTACATAGCGATTGTAAAACTTAGTGGCTATGGTATTGAAAAATTTAAATAGTGTGAAGTTAATTGAAATCAGCATTTCCATCTCTTTCTAGCTTGTCTTAAACGGCTATTAGGATTTTTTGCTGCTTTAGGAAACTTTTTCATTTGCCCTGCACTTCTCGCACAATAGGACTTTCTTCGTTTGGCAGCTTTGCTCCCCGGCTTGACTTTGCCAGTTACTGCTGTCTTAAGTTTTGATCCGGGATTGTCTTTACGATACTTAGCTACACCTTTCGCAGTCATACCTGCACCATCTTTGGTTTTGCGTTTATGACCACCTTTGATGGTGTGACCTTTCATTGTACCTTTCTCAGACATTCGTGCTACCTCGTTGTTGTCAAAGGGGCAAGTTGCCCTGCCCCCTTGAGTTAGTTATTTAAGCGAAAGACGCTGCAGTTTCTGCAGTGCCAAGTTCTGCAATAACTGCGAACACTCTGACCTTACCATCGAAAGTTGCTGTATTAGCAATTAAGTCGATAGTATCGGCTGCAGTGTAGAACTTACCTACGCTTGTTGTACCTGAAGCTAAAGCAGTATGACCTGCAACTGCTGAAGCATAGATATCATCGTCGGCATCGTCACCTAAGTCAAGAACTGGAGAACCAGTTGATGCTAAAGTAAGAACCTCAACACCTGCCATAAGAACCAAACTGTTAGCAGGAAGTTCAAAAACTTCTACTGAGTCTGATGTAGTAAGGCTTGTTGATGAGAAGTCAAGAACAACTTCCACGATTTGAGGTTTAATGCCGAGTGGAACACCAGCAACAGCACCTGTAATAGTATAAGCGGGCATTATCTAGTCTCCCTTAAGCGAAGTCTACAACGCCACGAACGATTGCTTCTTGTCTTAGAACTTTTCTTCCAAAAACATGCAATCCTCTAACGACGTCGGAGAATGATTCAGTTGAACGTACCACTTCAGTCTTTGCGATGTGGGACGCTGTTGCACATGATGAAATGTGACCAGCTAAAACAATATTCTCAGTTGCGTCGGTAGCTAATGTACCAGCAGCATCTGTTAATGTTACCTGATCGATTCCACCAGAGCTATTTAAAGCTGTAGACTTGTAACATCTAAAACCCGCAAGAGTTCCAACTGTTGCAAGACCATTTCTTAGAGGAGATGTACCGTCGCCAGTTACCTGAACTTCAGCAATCTTGTTTCCTGCTTGGAAAACTTTCTCATAGAAAATTGGAGGTGCTACAAACCATCTGTTCTCTTCAGGTACAGACTCATCGTCAAGAAGTCTAGCCATAGCGAGCATCATATTGATACCTGCATCGTCTGTCTCAACGTTGATAGGAGCAGCAGTTGTTCCTAATGTACCTGCAGCGGCAGTAGTTGTTAAAGTTGTACCTGATACTGCAGATGCGGCAATTCCAGCACCGTCAGATAAGGTTTGAAGAACGTTTGCATCGAACTTTCTCTTTAGAGCATAAGCACCTGAAGAAGTTGCTAGTGCTTCAAAGTTAATGTGAGAGTGTCTCTCTTCGATGTCGTCTATTTTGAATGCGAAAGCATTGGCTTGGTCGACAGTCAATGTAATTTGATCGTCTGCCAAGTCTTGTGGGTTAACTACAGAACCTCTTGAATATGCGGACACAGTCAGTGTTGGTTCTTTCATTATGTTAACAGTATCACCAAAGTTTTCAATTTCGCCAGTATAGTCGGTATTCGTAATATCTTCTGCAACCGAAGCTCTACGGAAGAACTTGAGAACTTTTTGGCTAAAGATTTCGGGAGCAAAATTACCTGACGGTAAATTATTGTACCCTGAAGCTGAATTAAAAGCCATTTTTCTATCCTTCCTCTATTTGAGGTTAGTTATTGAGTTATTCGCCCTTCTTGTCGTGCTAGGTCGATTTCTTTTTCAAGCTTCTCGAATTCCCACGGCTTAAGTTTAGCGATGTCTGATACCTTCCAAATCTTTTTGTTTGCATTCTTGTCAATCGGGACTTCTCTAGAACTTGGTGTCCTGACTGCTTCGGCAGCAGACGCATTAGATTTATTAGGTTTCGTTTTTAAGCCAGTATCGGCTTTGTAAAGGTCAAGAACTCTGATTGCCCATTTGCTATCAGTATTGTTTTTAGTTATACCCTCAGAAATCGATTTTGGCTGTTCATCAAGCCACAAGAGAAACTTCTCGTCATTCCTAATATCATTAAAATCAGGATGTGCGGCAAGTAGCACTTTATATGCACTTTGAACTTCCATTTCCTTCTCACGACCTTTTATAGTTTCAAGTTCCTTCTTTAAACTTTCAGATTGTTCTTGAGCTTGCATTGCCGCTACGGTTTGCACTACGGCATACACGTCTGGATACTTACTCTTAAACTCCTCTAGTTCGTCTGGACTTTTTGGAAGTTTGATTGAAGGGTCTAAATCCATCTGCTGTGCAGTTGTTTTCAAAGCTTCTTTCTCGTTCTTCCATTCTTGTAGTTTATTGTCATAATGTTTCTTTAGATCATCATAACGTTTTTTGTAGTCGTGTTCAGGACTCTCTTCCTGCTTAGTTTCCACAAAACCTTCCTGTTGGGTAGCTTCTTCTTGAGTGCCAACGTCTTCTTGTTTTGCTTCTACTACTTCATCATCCTCATCTTCCTTATCAACTTCCTCTCGGTACTTGTTTTTGTAAAGATTTGGATTGTTAATCACTCCAAAGGAGTCATTGGGTTTAAATGCTCTCGCACCTCTTACTTGTTTTGCCATTGTTTTTTACCTCATAATATGCAGTGCCACATGGCTGCGGGTAGCTGCTTCGGTTTGTCAGGGCCACTTATGTGGGTAGCTGACGAATTATCTGTAAAACGAATCAGGTTGTCCCATCGTTTCACTTGATATTCTTCCACCTTTTTCGGGTGTTCTACTATAAAAGTCGTGATCTCCTATAGTTGTAAAATATTCGTTTCTTTTATTTGATTTTAATCTATTTGATGCTTCGCCTACCCTAGCATAAGTAAATACATCGTCTCTTAATTTATATCGCTCCATATCAGGCTCAGTCTCTAAAGCATTATCGGCGGCATCTAAAGCTCTTTGCCAATACTTATTGTTTAACATCTCGGACAGTCTTGGCTTTAGATACTTAGGCTCAAGACCTTCGTAAGAAAACATTTTACTTCCACTGCCTTTATTTGATCTTGCTTTTAATACATCTTTTAATGTATTTTGATTTTTAAATGAATATGTTTTATCTTTTAATCTGTTTAAAGCAGTTTCACCTATTCCTCTCATAGCATCTGGAGAATCTTTAGACGCATATGATTCAGCAAATATCATCATAGCTAGTGCATCTCTGTTAGGTAAAGTATCTATTGCTTTTTCTACTGAACCTCTAGTTATGTTACGTTTAGATATAAGATCTTGTATAACTTTTTTAGTCTTAGGATTTATTGGCTCAAGTACATTTACTCCATATTTTTCTTCAATGTTGCCACCTTCTTGCATACTTATAAAACCACCTTCTGCTACCTGTCTAGCTTGTGGTTTTTCTTGTTCTTCAGATTCTTCTTGTCTACGTGCTACTTCTCTTTTGCCACGATTATTTATCTTTTCTAATCTATCGTATCCTATAACTTTAGCTATCTCAGGTGGTACAACAACTTCTCCACGTGAGATCATTATTTCAACTTGTTCTTTACTAGGTACTTTAGCTGCTTGAGCAGTTCTGTCTGTTCCTGCATCTGTATCTGCTTGAGCAATTATCTCATAAGCTTCGATCAACATTTGTTTTATATCTTCTTTACCTGCAAACTCTACAGCAGGTGCGTTGATTACAAATGTTCCTTCAGGTACTTCTTTAGGTATATCGTCGGCTATGGTTTGTTGTTCAGTAAACTGGTCTGGTGGTCCTCCGATGAATCCCATTTCAGTTGATGGTGCTTGTTGTTGTGCAGGATCGCCACCCATTTGCATGCCTACTTTTCCCCCATCATTGAATCCGTACCCCATATCTGATGAATTAGGGTCACTTGCATCAGGGCCACCACTGCTATCACTGCTATTGTCATCACTATTGCTGTAACCATACCCACTATCTATGCTACCTAAACCACTCGTAGCTGTATCTGTTGTTCCTAGACTGCCAGAAGAGGTATTAGTGCTACTATTATCATCGCCTGTACTAAATACACCCGTCGAACTAAACTGTGAACCTGCGGGAGCTGCACCAGTTGGTTTACCTGTTGTAGGATCATACGATGAATAACCTACTCCTGCTTGAGCTGCTTCAGTTGGACTACCAAACGTATCTACACTTATAGTAGATGGATCACTTATAACACTTGTAGCTCCAATGCCACCAAACGGTTCTACGGCTTCTGAATAAGCTTTCGCTTCTTCCATGTCAGCCATAAACTGACTAGGTGAGTACTGGTGAATATCGGGTACATTTACACCAGTATAAGTCAAGCCACCAAATATCCCCGGCTCAACACTAACTAGACTTCCACCATAATATCCCTGTGCGTATCCCGGAACTCCTTGTGCTACTTTGTCTGCAACGCTATAATGCGTTGACATTAAGGACTGAGACACTTGTCCAAGCAATCCACTTCCCATTGCAACGTTTTGTCCGTACGGATCTTGCATTGAAGGACCAATTACTCCTGAGATTGCTCCGAATACAGGACCACTAAGTACACCCGCTATATTTGCTGCTGTTTTTGCTGCTCCCATTTGTCCTGCCATAGCCAGACCTAAAGGTGCTGTCTGCATTACTCCTTGTGCTACTGCATCAGTAGAAAATCCTGCAATCGCCGCACCAACTGGATTAGACTGTGCAAAATCAGCTTTAGCTCTGTCCATTTCTGTTTCAAATGCCACCTGCCCTACTGTTTGCCCTGTACCTACTCCTGCAATATCCATCATCTCTTGTGCATCAGCTATGGATTGGGATGGACCTGTGGCTGATATACCCGAAGCTCCCAAACCACTCATATCTGCTACTTGAGTACCAATAGATGTAACATCACTAGACTCAGATTCTTCTTCTCTTTTTTCTAGAGATGTTTCGACATCAATATTGTTTTCTTCCAAAGCTTGCTTAGATCGTCTTCTATTTCTAGCTCGACTTAGTAAAAAATCAAATTGTTGGTTTCCAGTACTAAATGCCATTATTGCTTTTGACTTTCTCTACATTACTCTTCAAACTGAGGAGCGTTTCCAGTAAAACCAGCTTCCCCTGCAGCTGGCGTAGCTCCGACTCCGATTGTGCCATCGCCAGCCCCTTGACCGTTAGATCCTTGAGGTTGAGGAGGTACTCCTCCAGCCCCGCCCATATCTGGGGATTGTTGACCAGTGGGGCTACCTTCACCGCCTGTTCCTTGTTGAGCATTCTGTTGCATTCCTTTCAATATCTCTGCGTAAATCTGTGCTTCGTTTACGTCGTTGACTAAACTATCTGGATCAATATCTTGTGATATAGCCAACTCTCTCATTAAATTCGGTATCTTAACAAACGGTGCTAATGTTGGGTTCATCACAGTTTGCAACAAAGCAGTTAATCTTTGACTTCGTACCTCTTTTTGCATCACTGCAGCTACCCCACGAGGTTTGATCTCAAGATCTCCCTCGATGTCATCTGCATCGTCGTTGAACTGCATGTTCCATTGAAAATAAGCTTCACCCATTGGTTTCAGTAGATAATCGTCGATGTTCTTTATAACTGTCTTCATAGACAAACCTGCAGAACCCATCAACATAGATAAACCTGAAGCGGTACGTCCTGTTCCTGTTACACCTGTCTGTCCGTGCATAATTGATGGTATGCCTGTTTCTTCATCTGCTAACTGGCGAGATATTTGATACATCTGTATGTTTTCGCCTGCAGTGTTTGGAAATTTAAGACCATTGATTGCAGTTCCAGTAACCCCAGATTGTCTGCGGAATATCTTTCCGGGGAATATGTCCATGTTTTGTCCGGGAACTAAACTTGCTTCATCTACGTCAAATACAAGATTACCTGCAAGTGCTAAGTTGTCAATAGCCATTCTTACGTGACCATTCATAAGCATCTGTGCATCTTCCATATTTTCTGCTACACCAACACCCCACATTTGATATGGATTGACTTCATATGGAAATACTTGATAAGGTATTCTTGATGGTGTAAATGGATTAAGAACACATCTAAGTATCATTGTGCCACAAACCCATACGTTTACAGGTATTTGATCTAGCTCTGATATTCCTTGAGGTAGCTCTAGTCCTGCTTCATCAGCAAACTTAGCATCAATTACACCCCAATACTCTAGAACTTCAAATCTATTTTCCTGATAGTATGGCTCAGTCTCATCTTCACGAATAGTATCTTCGTAGTACTTATCTTCGTAGTTAGGACCTTTTGCAAGACACTCTTCTACGGCTTCCATGTCGAAATGAGGTCGCTGTGATAAAGCACGAAGTTGTTGCCTATTCATGCGATGTCTTTGTATCACGTATTCACAGTCATCTATACTTGTAGCTGCTGGATCAGGATGAAAATCCCACACGGATACAGACTCTATTTTAGGCACTGCCTTTTCGTAAGGCATGTACTCCCTGTTACCTTCTTCATCTCTTTGCCACTTGTGTACTTTCTTGTTAAAGTTGAAAGGACCTTTAACAATTCCTGTACCAAGTAGAGATGCTTCAAATATAGCATGTCGGAATACATTAACTGCATTTGTATCGAGCAGTTGATCGTGGATCATCTGTTCCATTTTACGTGCAGCTTCACCAGATGGACTTATCTGAGGTTCTCCTACTTTTGAAGGACCTTCGACAAGAGGTGCATTTGGAAATTTGTCAGCCATACCACCTAAGAAATCCATAGGTGTTGCTTGAGTTGCTCCCGGAGGTAGTTCTCTACCATCCCCCTCGTAGCCATACATATCTTGTGGCGGAGGTGGTGGTGCTACCTGATCAGCAGGAGTTTCCAAATGAGCAAACTTTGCTATACCTTCTGGTACGGGTGTATCTTCTACAACAATAGGAAAC